AGGGGCCTGGTTGGGGTTTTGGCTTTGCATATTCTTTACTTCTTGTGTGCCATTCTGAATCAAGGGAACAGATACCTTTGGACAGTTCAATTCAAAAGCATTGGGCAAACTCTTATACGAGAATGGCTTACCCCCGGCATAAAAAGAATTGCCACAGAGAATAATGTTTAACGGCACCATTGTATGTGTAGACACCCCCAGTTTGCCATTGATTTCATCTGCCTGTGCTTGTAAATCAGTTATGAGTGGCGTGAATCCCATCGTGCCGTCTCGTCTGACAGTCCATAATGACTGGGATGTCCAAACGCCAACCTGAAATATCCGGCCATTGGTTTGTCGCTGCATCTGCTCAATTATTTCCCAATCTTTTGAACAGTCGGCAATGGCTATATATAAAGTCTGCCCCTCACCGATGAAATCATAGAATTGTGAAACATGATAGTATATCAATCCATTCAAGAATCCGTTATCCTCTATACCCAGCAACAATGCGTCATCCATATTTTTAATGCACTGTACCGCATTGTCTTTAAAACTATGATATAATAGAGAATAGCCGTCAAATGGATTGGTGAATCCGCTGATGTCGAACAGCATTGCCCCTATACTCTCATCAGTCGGAATACGAAAAGAGCGATTAACAGGCTGCTTTGAAGTTGTATCTATATAGCTTAGTGTCGCCATTCTGTTTTTCTTAATAATAGTCGGGAAACAAAAATAGGAGCCGTTTGAAGCTCCTATCTTTGGGGTCATTTTGCACCGCCGGTCAATACACTCGCAGCATTGGCTTGCTGAACCATAAGCATTTGGGAATGTACCCAATAGGCATTTTCAGACCAGAAGGCGAAATCCTCGATGCTCATATTATCCAAGTCCAAGCGAGGATAGTAGTATGCCGTCAGTGCATAGCGTTGTCTGAAATAATCCTCTTTGCCTATGCGACAGCGCTCTATGCTTTTACCATGTCGGCGTTGCGCGAGTCGATGACGTGGTTGAGCTGGCTCATCGTGCCGTAGAGGAAGAGGTCTTCATCATCTACCAGTTCACGGTCTCCGGCGAGGAAGACGTTCTGGGCGAGCATCATGTTGGCCTGGACCAGATCCTTCTGCACGAAGTTCATATACTGGCTGAAGTGGGCCAGACCCGGGCGGCGGAAGTATGCGATGTAGAGGGGCTTGTCGTGTTCGTCCTCACCTTCGACGAGTGCGATGAAGATTTTGCGGAGCTTGTGCTGGGCCTTCAGCTCTTCAGCTTTCTTGAGGATTTCCTGACGAACCTCGACGGGAATGTTGAGGTCGGTCGTAAACTCGATTGCGGGCTTGGTCTCAGTTGCCTTAGCCTCAGCAGTGGGGGTTGTTTCGTTGCTCATTTGTAAAAATGATTTTTAATGTTTATGAACTTTCAGTTTCAACACGATTTTCGTGTTTACACTATATAATAGTTCCGTCAAAAACATATACGAAAAGAGCAGCCATTTCTGACTGCTCCCTTCAACTGACAGTATAAACAAGAAAAACCGATTATGCGCCGCCGTAAAGCTCGTGAGACCAGCTCATATTGGCGTTGGCCTGTACCTTGCCGGTGTAGATGCGGTGCGGGTGCAGGTTGAACTCCTTGGTGAGGGAAGTATCGTCCTGACTTGCGTCCATACCGCCCTCGGCGAGGATACATCCTGCGAGAGTTACGGTTTCAGAGGTTATGTTTGCGGCCACATCGTTCACCCAGCTTACGATGAGATTGAACTCACCGAGGCCGAGCAGAGTGCCGTCGGCAGACTTGTCACGGAGGGCAATCTGTGTGCCATAGGGCAGAGTTATGCTGGCCTCATAGGTCACATTGCCGAAGCCACGTTTGCGGGGCTGGCCGCCGAGACCATATATCGGGTCGATTTTACGCTCAGTGTTCCACTTGATTGCGGTGCAGTCCACAAAGATAGGGGCCTGTGCGCTTTCGCCCTCAAAGTTGGTCTGAAGCTGAATCATCGACCAGCTATATGCCACGTTGTTAATTAATGGATTTGCCATATCTGTATAGGATTTATGTTGTTAGATTAGGCATCAGACCTGATTGGTGAAACCCTCTTTCACGTTGATGACACCCGACACACCGAGAGGAATCAGACCATACTCGATGTCGATGGCATCTGTGGTCAGCACATCCTGATCGGGGTCGATGGTGCATGTACGGCCACTCACCTGAGGCTTGGAGGTTCCGGGTTCAACCATGTTGATGTCGAGGGCCTGGATGACGAGATTCTGGAAATCGGCGATGGCCGAGGCAGAGAGCTTGCCAGTCGAGGAATCGACCTCCACATTGCTGTAGACGCGGGGAAGCAGGGCGCGGCGCACGATACGACGGCTCTTGTGCATCACTCGGCAGCGAGCGATTGTGCGGTAGTCGCCGGTGCTGAGAGTCTGGTCGCTGCTGAGAAAGATGCTGTTCTCCAGACCGTCGTAGTTGGTGAGGAAAACGTAGCCGTTCTTGTGCAGATAGGTGTTGCGCTTGGTGTACCCGATAGTCTTGATGTTGGTGAAAGACGATTCGCTCTTGTAGCACTTGTTGTCAGCGTCCTCTACCAGACTGCCGAATCCCAGTTCTGCTTCCTGCATGACAGCGGCCAGATTGAAATTGGCCACATGTGCGATACTTTCATTGGCCGGGGCGATGGCGAGACAGCCGAGGGCGGCGCCGATGCAGCCGACAGGAGCGTAGGTTGCGGTTTCGCCGGTATGGTTGACATCGTACATGATCTTATGGACTGAATCCGTGGGGGCCTGACCCATCAGCACTGTCACCTTGGGATAATTCATTCCTGAAAGGTCGGGGAGATTCTTGATGTCCACCGTAGCCTCGCCGATAACGGGAGCCGACAGAAGAAGATTAAGGGGGGCGTTGCCTTCATAGTTGGTAATGCCGACCTTGCCACCCAGAACCTCAGCGACGGCCTGAAGTTTGGCGCAGATGTTGTCCGGCTCGACCGGATATGAGCCATCGGCGTTCTTGGAAGCGATTGCCTTGCCGGTCCAGACGCCAATCTGATAGATGATGCCGCCGGATGCGAGCTGCATCTTCTCTACAGCCTCGAAGTCGGGGTCATCATCGCTGTTCATAAATGACACGAAGATGCGCTGGGTGCCACCTGCCAGGGCGAAGAAGCTGTCAAGATGATACTTGACAAGACCGTTCATCACAGCCTCGTCAATGCCGGCTTCTTTCAGGTCTTTGGAGGTGTTCAACTCAACGACGTTGCCATTGGCGAATGTCTTTGCGGCAACTGTGTCATCACCCAGAGCCTTATTGAGACCTCCGACGATACTGGTATCGAAGATGAGGCCCACGACATTCTCCGTGCTCAGAAACACATTGCTCGTGCTTTTACCATCGTAATCGGTGGTAAAGACACCGCCTAAATTTGTTGTTGTAGCCATATTGAATGATGTTTATTTGTTGTAAAATCTGTTTTTGTAGCGTTTTGCGCCTTTCAGCAGATACTGAGGTACACCTATGGGATGTACAAATCCACGGGGTGTAATCCACAGTTCTTCATATTGAGGATAGAGGCGCATTTTTTCTACTACATTTGCCGGAAGGTTCTCTTCGGACTTGGATTCCTTGATGGGCTGTTCCTCCACTTCGGGAGTTTCTTCCTCATTGGGAACTTCCTCCACTTCGGGAGCCGTCTGTTCATCAAGTATTTCCTCACCCTCGACATTCGGTGTTTCCGGCTTATCGGTTTTCTTAGGTCTTCCCATAGTTGAAAAATTTAAGGCAAGGCGGCTGTTACACCGCCTCGCCGTCGATGATTACGCGGTATACTTGAAGGGGATGTGGGCCGTGATTTCCGAAGGACGGACGATGTTGATGTCCATCTTGAGCAGCATCTTGAAGAAATACAGCTCGGAATCGGCCTGGAGCTTGTCGACCTGAAGCACGTCTTCGTCGTTGGCATAGTCGATACCCATCCAGAGGTTCGAGTCCACGCCGGTGGTGAAGTTGCCCATGATGATGGTGTCGTCGGGGAGTGCGGTCATCGGGATGATGCGCTTGCCCTGGAAGCGGTGTTCGTTCTCGTTGCGGTTGTCGGAATACTTCACGGTCTTGTCCGAGAGATAGCGGTTGTAGGCATCCCAGGACTTGTAGTCCATAAGGATGACCAGGCCCGATTTCTTGCGGATCTTCGGCTCAGTTGCCTCCCACATTGCGAAAAGCTCGGCCTCCACAGCTTGACCGTTGGCGAATGAGCCGGTGCCGGCCACGTTGATCTGACCACACTTGGCGTCTTCGGAAGTTGCTTCGGCAGCGGCGTTCATGAGCATACGGCAGATTGCTCCGTTGAAATACTTCATTTCGCCGGCAGCGTCTTCGCCACCAATCTCAGTTTTACCAGGAGCTACGCCAACAGCTGGATTCGAGCCTTCAGCAGCTTTATAATCACTTGAAGAAATTTTGGCCTTTTCAGTTGGAATAGCTGAACACCAAATGGCGTGATTGATATATTCCATCTTGCGCTCCATGAGCAGTCGGATCATCGTAGCCTGGACCTTGGGGTCGAGGGTGCGGAAGACCAGATTGCCCTTGGGCTGGAAGGGGCGGTAGTATTCCTCAAAGTCGCGGGGGTTGAAGCGTAGATAGATCATGAAGTCTTCCGGCTCCAGATAGCGCTCCGCGAAAGTGTATTCGCCGACGCTGCCGTCAGGAATGGGCTTGCGGTCTTGAATTATCTTGCCGAGCTGGACGCTGGGAAGGGCATACTTTTTCTGGATACCCGTCTTGATGTGAATCAGACCCTCCTTATAGGTCTCATTCTCCTGGGCGGTGAGGGTAAGAAGATCACCAAGGACTTCGCCTGTGTAGTTACTCTCGCCCGCATTGAAATTAAATGCTGATGCCATAATTGCTATGATGTTTTAATGATTGCTTGTTGATGATTAGTGAAGGCTGCGGAACTTGAAATCCTTGCCGACCACCTCGTCGACGCGGGCCATCACCTTCTGCTCCTCTGTCTGGACGCTATCCTTGGCCTCGTCCTTGTTGGCTTCGGAAATGACCTGTCCCAGATTGTCGCGGGCGGGAATCTTGGCCAGCACGTTCTCTGCCAGCACGAAGTTGTCCTGGGCCATCTTGGTGTAGGCTTCGCGCTCTTCCTTGTTGATCTTGCACTCGCTGATTGCTTTGTCGATAAGGGCTTTGACCTTCTCTTCCTTGGCCTTGGCCTCGGCGTCCTGATATGTCTTCAGGGTCTTTTTGGTTGCATCCAGATCCTCAGTCAGATTCTTGACAGATGTCTGTGCGCCGGTGAGTTCGGCCTTGGTTTTTGTAAGTTCGGCGTTTGCCTCATCGAGAGCCTTTTTGGTGGTTTCGGCCTCAGCAGCCTTAGCTTTCAGCTCATTGATTTTGGCCGTCACGTTCTCGACGGTAGCCTTGTCCCCGGTCAGACCGAAGAGGGCGCCATAAACGATGTTCTGTTCTTTTTCCATTGTTGAAAAATTTGTATTGATATTCTGTTCGTTAATAGTTGTGGGAAGTGTTGTGGGTGTGACCAATCCATACACGGCCTTAATCTGCATGATGTCAGAGGTATTTTTTAGGGCCGCCTGAATTTTGTCTTTGACAGCCTGAGGTGTGTCTATGATATGGTCACTTTTGAGAAATCCTTTTTCAACAGCCTGAGCAGCAGTCAGGAAAGTACCATCCTCGCCCTCTTTGCCATTCATAATGCTTTCCACTTCCTCATCACTGAGGTTGAAGCGTTTCATATAGATGGTTTTAAGCTGTTGTTTGAAGGCTTCAGT